TGTGGGTGAATAGTCGTGGGAACAAAGCGTCGACCGTGAAGCGGGAGATCAACAGCATCATGGCCATGCTGAACCATGCACGAGACATGGGACTGGATGTGCCAGAATTGCGGTTGAAGAAGCCGAAGGTCGACGACAGCCGCACACGTTGGCTTGATGAAGATGAGAGGGATGCGCTCATCGAATGTTGTGAGCCAGACATACAAGGATTGGTCACGTTCCTGTTCTTTACAGGGGCGAGACTGGGCGAAGCGTTTCGCTTGGAGTGGTCCGACATCGTGGATGGTCGGGCAACTTTTGGGACGCGAAAGGGAACGTCGGGCAAGACGCGGTTCAGAGCCGTGCCGTTAGTCGACGACGCTGCCAGAGCCATAGGGGAGAGAGGTACAGGTCTGGTCTTCCCGAACCCCGCAGGGGTCATGTGGCATAGAGATGGTTTCTATGACTATTTCTACAGGGCCACGAGACGTGCAGCCATTGAAGACTTTAGGCCGCACGATATGCGTCATACCTTTGCATCGTTACTGGTGCAGAGGGGCGCGTCGCTAAGAGCGGTGGCTGACTTGCTTGGCCACAGTTCACTGTCAATGGTCATGCGTTACAGTCATCTTGCGCCGTCACACCTTGAGGACACGATAGGTCTTCTAGGTGTGCGTGGCACATAATTGACACACGCATTTTTGTTGAGGGAGTAATGGTGCTGTGTGCGAGGATTGAACTCGCGGCCTCGTCCTTACCAAGGACGCGCTCTACCACTGAGCTAACACAGCATCTTGTTTGTGCCACAGTACCCTTACCAAGGGACTGATGGCACAAAATCCTGACACATTGACACACCTGTAACGTCTTGGAATGTTTCAGGTGTGTAGACTTTTGACAACTACAACAAAGCAGAGGTGTTTCGTGACGCACTTTGGCACAAAATATGGTGTGTTTACAGACGTCGCAGACACCTGTAGTGTCAACAATACAAATGATGGAGTGCATCAGTGAGTAACATAATAAGAGTAAACTTTCAGGTCGTCGCAAATGAAGAGGACTTGGACGAGATGGATAACATCTTGGATAACATCATCGAAGCTGCGCAAAGGGAGTGCGATGACAGTCAGTCTCCTTATGTGAAAAACTTTTTGAAGGAAATTTTAGACGCCCTGATTGATTGCAGGGTCGACATCCATGAAACGAAAGAGGAGTTGGATAATGTCACAGGCGAATGAACAGCAGCAAGAGCAGCAGCAGCCAAAGATGGTACACGTTGGTGATCTGTATGTCGTGAAGAACGGTGAGCAGATACTGGGCGTTGAGACCGTGTTTACCGAGAACGTCTTGAATAAGCAGGGCGCAGTCTTGGTCTTGGACAATTTGAAAGGTGCATTGAATAGCACTGGTTGGACTATGAACACGGTAATGAGAGTGCAAGATCGGGAGCAGGGCGATGCACAGGTTGACACGCAAGCAAGTGACAGTAGCGATACTGGTGCTGAAGGCGCTGGAAAAAAACAGCGAAAAAAAGTACAAGCTGACGCTGAGTGAGCTTGAAGACGAGACGAACATCAAGCGTTCGACACTCGCCAGAAACTTGGAAACACTGGATCACATTGGCGTTGTGACGAAGAACACGCAGGGTGTTTCGGTGGGGCCAAAGGCGATGAAGTACATGACGTCTTGGTTGGGAGGTCTGTTGTGATGGATGATGAGGACAAGAAGATTGTCGACCAGATCGTTAGAGCAGCAGAAGTGATTGCGATGGATGCTGAGAGAAGGCCACATCGCATGACGATCAAGCAAAGAGCAGAGAGCATCGGGCATTTAGCCCGATTGCTCTTGGAACGTCAGGATAAGAAGACTTAGGCCGACTTTTCTTTATATGCCTTCGGGCAAACGTAGGATGGGGGGACAACGTGAAAGCGTCTGTCCTCCCATTTTTGTTCAGGGTCCGTCTTGTAGTGGCAGACTTGTGCGAGGGCAGGTCCGTTGGATGTTTGGACCATCATGTGTGTGATGAGTACGAGATACCACGTCATATGTCACCTTTACTTCTGAGATAGATAAGATAGACGACGCCGATCACGGCGATGGCTGCGATGAATATGGTTGCGCCTATTGCGATAGCCTCGATTTTTTCTTGTTGCTCCTTCTTTGCTTGGCGCTCCGCTTCCTTGCGTTGGATGCGGATGTCGCGTCTTATTTGCAGGAGTTCCTGCCATGCGGAGAGGCCACGCGAGTTGATTATGATTTCGCGTAGCTGTATCTCCATGTCTTCCGCTTTCTTCTTGGCCATGAATGTTTCCATGGCTTCCTCGTTGGGGGTGAGGATGGAGCGACGTTTCTTTTTTTCGTGCGTCTTGCGACTGTCGTCGATTGCGTCGAAGAGAGACCCGATCTCTTTGCCGAGGGAATGGATTTCCTTACCCGCGCGAACGCCCATCTTGATGGCGTTGAATGCAGCTATGCCTGTTGTGAGAGGGTCCATAAAACACACCTGTTCTGTCGTCGTTGGGTGAAGTCAGGTGAGGTAAGGTGTGTTTAGGGTATCAGAACAGGGCCAAGGTTTCGTCCTATACTCCCATCAGGTAGTGGGCGAAGGACTGAGCTTGGGGGACGTTGGCTGTGAGTTGTTGGAGCAAGACTTGTTGGGGGCCAGAGAGTTGGTTCACGAAGGCTTGGTCGCCGTTCATATACTCTTGGGCGTAGTTTCCAAAGCGCGTGTTGGTAAACCACTGGTCGAAGCCACGGGCTTCTCCCTGTTCCAACTGCGCTTTGTAGTAGAGTTGTTTTTCCATCATGCGCTGCTGCGGGGTCATCGAGAAGATAAATTCTTGGGCTGCACGGTAGGCTTCACGACGTTGGGCTTCGTTGGCTGCGTCGGTGACGCTGCTGTCGATTTGTTTTTGTTGCCCAGACGCGCCCGAAGGGGGCGCGGATGGGTCTTGGTTCATTGCGTCTGATGCTTGGATGTTGGGTGCGTCGGGGTCGTAGTCGACTGCTTCTGCGACGGCTGCGTCAATGGCAGAGGCCATGGCGTCTGGTTGTGGGTGTTCGTTGCCAAGCAGGGCCAAGGCTTTTGTGCGATGGTCGCCCATCTGGAACGTAACCTTGTCGCGGACAGTCCCTGAAGCGCCGCCCGCTGCTGCGTCGGATGCGCCATACATATTGGGTGCGCCTGCATTGATGATCGAATACAGGTCGAGGATGCCCATGCCTTCTTGATAGCCGTTTTGGCGGAGGTATCTGACGATAGCTCCGTTGGCTCCGAGTTGTGAGGTGAGGGCTGCGTCTGCGGATGAGAAGTCGGCGCCGTACTGTTCGGCTTGGGGTTCGCCAAATTGGATGAGGCCACGGTGCTGTCCCCACTTGGTGGTTGGGCCGACTTCCATGGGGTCGAAGGTGCCACCTGTCTCGTAGGAGATGACGGTTGCTAGGTCGACAGGGTCGGCGCCAAGGGCTGATGCTGTTTCGTTGATGAGGGAGGCGATGTCTCGGCCTTCCATGTTAGACGAGAAAGTCATTTCTTTTTCTTCTTGCCCCAGTTGTTCTTCATGTCCGCGTATGCTTTTGCGGACACGGTTGATCGCGACTTCGGCCTACTGGTTCCTGCCCTCTTGCGCTTGTTTATGTTGCGCACGAGGGACATTAGCGGCGGCCCATCTTCTGTGCCATGGCGTTGCGCATTGCTGCGAACTGGCGCTTTTGGGCGGGAGACATGCGTTCGAACATCATCTTCGCCTGCATACGTTGCTGTGGGCTTGGGGCTTGCATGCCTCCGCCGCCACGACGCATTGGTTTTTTACGACCCATCATTTGGACTTACTCCTTTTGTTGTTAGCCAAGACGCAGGGACATATGTCGTGCTGCATGTTGGCTGACTTGGTCTTGCGACCGACTGTTTTGACTTGACGTGACTTCATCGACGCATCGACCGTTGACGACCCAAGTAGACTGGGGTGCGGGATAGGGATGAACCGAACTGCGACGACACGTTCGAAGCATTTTGGAACTGGTTGCCGCCCATCACTGGTTGGTTGCGGCTAGATGTTGCAGATGTGCCGAAGACGACGCCTCTGTCTTTACGCATTCTTGCCATTGTGGCCTCCTAGTTTATCGCTTCTTCTTCTTGGTAGAGGAAGGCTTTTTGCGAACTGATTTTTTCATTCCACGCATCGTAAATCTCCTTGCGGTAGTTGATGTATGACATGTCCTCTGGTGAGAATGCGTCGTAGTAACTTGTGCGACGAAGTTTGTCAGACGCCTCCACCAGATGTTGCAATGATTGCACAAGAACTAGGGCGTAGTCGTCCTCAACGAGGCCATCGAACTCGGGTGTCATTACATTTTCGTCGCTGTCTGGGTGAAAGCCCATGAGCCAGACACCGAAATGGTTCTCATTGTGGTGGTCGATCCATGCTTGGAACTCGTCGGCTGTCATCTCGTCGTAGTCTACCCATGCGCAGATGTGTACGTTGGGAGCGAAGGGGTTGATGGCGAGCTTGATGTCGGTGATGACGTCGATGTCGTAGAGAACGTGAAGCATGACGTTTTGTCGCTCCCACGCCGCCCGTGCAAACGGGCAGGCGGGGAGGCCACCGAAGACTTCTAGTGGTGTCTCGATAACTTCGTTAGACCACTTGAAGATTTCATCTGCTATGTCTTTGGGGTCTGCCATCAGCACTTCCAACGTCTGCGTGCTGCGCAGATACGTTTCTCTGGCGTCTTGGAACAACTGATGTTGTGCATCTTCATCTGGCCAGCGGAGCGTGAGCAGTAGGATTTCTTGCGAGAACCGCCAGATGGTTGGGGGGCTTTGAGCTTGGAGCCGCACGCTTTGTTGTACTTGGCACGACCTTTTGCGGTCAGACCTGCGCCCTGAGAAGCAGGTTTCTTCTCTCCGCGCTTGACGGAAAGGGATACGTTACAGCGTTTCTTCTTCTTTGCAGCCATTATGTCCTCGCTTTCTTGAGGATTATGGCATCGAAGACGTTAGTGGTCGTCCTTTGTATAGCCGTTGAGGACGAGGTAACAGCGGTAGAGCTTGAGGAGATCGTCAAGTCTTAGGAGGCAGAGACTTTCGCCCGTCTTCATTCTGGATCGTCTGTTGACGACGACGGGCATGCACATGCTGTTCGTCTTTTGGATGTTGGTTTCTGCTTGCTTGAGTGCGTCGTGAAAGTTTAATCGCTCTACTCGTTTGGCTTCGACGAATAGTGCTGGCGTTCCGATCAAGTCTGCGGTGCCGTGCATCCCGACCTTTCCCCCGCCTGATAGGGGTGCGCGAGAACAGTTAAGTCCTGTTGCGTCGTTGATGTATGCTGCTAACTCTCTCTCATATGCGTCGCCCTTACGCTTATGCGCTTTGGTCATTCCGTATATCCCATTGTTTTCCTACAGCTACGACAGAAGTACCAGAACCGAGGACGCTCTTCTTCCTCCCCGCAAGACATACAGGGACGTGTCCATATTTTAGTTTTGTCGATTGTGCGAACCTGATACTTGGCTCCGTCAAATTCCTGAAGACCTTCTCGTACAAGTATTCTCTTCAGGGTGTCGACACAGCATCCAATACGCTTGGCCATGTCGTGGTAAGAGTGTTCGTGATGGTTATCTTTGAGCCAACTCAGGTCCGCGTCGGAGACGTGAACCATCTTTGGCATGATATTTCCTTGTCGCACAGTTGTTCATGGTGCAAATGTATAAGTAACACTACTAAAAATCAACACCCAAAGGTGTCAAAGGTGTTGACTTTCCCATCAGAAAAGTTAAAATCGTCGCGAGACGTTAGGCCGAGACAGGCACGGCAGTGCCTGCCTCGGTCGTGAAACGACAGCAACGTCGAGGTGACAAAGTCACACGCCTAGACGATTTTAATTCTGAGAAAACATGGCAACCAAGGAAGAAATAGCCGCAGATAAGCTACGTTACGAAGAGCTTATGCGGAAGAAACTTGTCGAGGAAAACCGTCGCAAGTATCCAGAAATAGCAGAGCTAGTTGATAGAGTTCGAGACCACTTCCCAGAGGCGAAGGTGACGTCAGTCCGCCACCTTACGCCAGAAGAAATAAAAGCTAGGAAGAAGTATCTCGAAGTTCGAGCCACTCACGGACCAACCGTAGAGGTCGATGCAGCTTATCGGAAATAGCAGGAGCAGACAGACCTTCTAGGGCCATGTCTTTTGCACGCTGCTTGGTGGACTTGCTACTCACGACGATCTTCTCGTCTGTTGTGTTGTGCGCCGCGTATCCAATCCATTGCACACGGTCATGCAGATCAGTCCACTCTCGGACTTTGCCGTACCTAATTTCCATCACCATATACAGACGATACTCTGGCGGCAGCTTGCTCTCCAGCAATGGCCAGACGGGGTTGTCATAGTTATTGTCGTACAGGCCAGCGTTTTGCTTCGCCGTCTCCTCATCCCTGAAGACTTGAGCCACCCTGATCTGCGTCTCCAAGACGGTCAACTGGTTGGTTGAGCCAGCTTCCCTGCCGACGCCACTCTCAGACGGCTTGTTGCTGTGGTGAATAAGGATAACAGCAAGACCAGAGTTTCGCAGCGTGACCGCCAGCTTGTTCACTTTGGCCCATTCGTCTGCCGAATTTTCTGCCATCCCTGGGTATGCAGAGCGGATGGTGTCGATCACGACGACGTCTGGGCCAGCGAACTTGATCCATTCCTGTAGATCGAGGAGACCTTCCCGCGTCTGCAAGTCGATCTCCCGTCCCTCGATGAATGGCGTCCAGATGTTCAGGCGGTCTTGAGTGTCGCCGTGTATCTGGCGCATCTCCATCAGACGTCTGGCAATCGTGGCCATACCCATTTCAAAGTCGAGGTAGAGAACTCGTGCAGGTCGACCGATCTCAAACGGTCCAAAGTATTTCCTTCCTGCGCATAACGCCGTTACAGCGTGCTGCACGAACAAGGATTTCCCATGCCCAGAATATCCGAAAACCTGCACGATTGTATTAGCAGGAAGCCACGGCTCTATCAAATAGGTTTTTGCGTCTGCTTCCTCTAAAAGTTGCTCCGCATCCCGCATCTGAATGAGCTTGCGTTTCTTGTTTTCTTCTTTCTTTGGGGCCAAGTCACGGCTGTATATGTACTGGCCTTTGTCGTCGAAGCGTTCGGGATGGTTACGACGTTCAGCCTGCTCCATAGACTGGACCGTCGCCTCGAACTCTCGCTCGTCTAGGCTCTCCTCAAAGAACTCATTCATAAAGGCGAAGCCACGCACGCGTAGCTCTGGCCCAAAGAAACCTTCCAGAATACTCTCGCTGATGTACCGCATCACACGCTCGTTGCGTCCATTGCCTGCACCAGTTGGTATCTTTTTGGTGGATGGGAAGTGTTCGATCACATACTTGGCGGTGCGATCCCATTCACTGATGAACTCGTCTGGATCAAGAGGATCAATCGAAGACAGGTCGAGCTTTGAGAAAGTGAAGTCTGCTGTAAGACGGTCTTCCTTCAGCGTCGGACGCCAGTCACGCCACATGGGCATCTCATCCCAGTCCATGTATGGCGGTATTGTCCATTCATAGTTGTTGGATGGGGGAAGCAGCGCATAGCTGCCGTCCCCTCTGAAGTCTAGGCCATTGATCTTTGGCCAGTCCGCTCCTCTGCTGTTCACACCTGCCCGTGGGCCACGACGGATGCCATCTTTTGGGTGTTCAAAGTAAAGGTGAAGACCGCGCTTGGTCTTCACCCTGATTGGACTTTGCATTCCCGCTTCTTGGGATGCGTCCACGGCTTCTTCGTTGTCACAGTCGACCACGACGATGCCGCTTATCTCACCTGTGATGACTGCGATGTCATAGTCTGGCCACTTGGTCCACCAGTCTATGACTTCTTCTTCAGTCGGGTGCCTCTGTTGGAAATCTGCCCACTTTATTGCGGGTCTCTTGTCGCCCTTGATAGGGATAACGGCCCAGCCGCGATCCAAATACTCAAGTGCGGCCTCCAGTTTTGTCTTGGTCATCGTCCACCTCGTGAAAGTATAAGTCTAAGTCAATGTCAGGTTTGGCAGTTTTGATTTTCTCCAAGACTGAACTGGAAACGTAGTTACGTTTCACCCACCCATACGGGGCAGTGCGCACCACACCTGCTATCTTGGCCACTTCGGCTGCTCCTCCAAGATCACAGATCAACGCTTCAATGTTCAATCGTGCAGACAATTTATCTACTCCATGTTGTTGACACCTTGTATCATATATACTACACCTGTGGGTGTGACAAGACACCAAACGATTTTGTAGCTGGTGAGTTCACAGGAGGAGCATATGATCGAAAGCGATGAATGGGATGTCTTTGATAGCATAGGCAAGAAGACCCCCAAACCTTCCGAGCGAAGTAAAACACTGGAGGATTTAGCGAAGCAACACCTTGAGGTGTCTAATCAGCTAGAAGCTCTGACCATTCTCTTAGCCCAAGTCGAAACAGAAATTGCGTATGTCTTTCCAGAAGAGGCAGGCGAACTCGCAATGTCGACGGACAGCTTTGAGGTCGTCGTCAACCGCTCTGAGCGGTGGACGTGGGACAAGGAAGCATTGGAGAAAGCATTCTCTCAAGGTGACTTGCCCGATCACGTCAAGCGGTCGTTGACCGTAGACAAGCGGAAGTTCCTTAAACTTCCAACAAGCGAGCAGGAGAAGCTGAAATTTGCTCTCACTCGAAAGCTAGACAAACCGAAAATTAAGGTGATCCCACATGTTTAATTTCCCCAAGACGTCATCCATTACAAAGGATGGCCCCACAAAGGTGCTGCTCTACGCTCACCATGGGTACGGTAAAACGTACCAATGTCGGTACTATCAAAAGCGCTTTGGAAAGGGCTTGATTATCTCAGGCGAAAGCGGACTGAAGTCTGTCGAAGACGTCGACATCGACTACGTTCCATTCTCCTCATGGGATGGCAGCCACGATCCAGAGGGCGGCGTGTATTCTTACCGAGGTATCTGTAAGATGATTGCCACTGAAGATTTTCAGAAGGCAGGTTACAAATGGATCGCCATCGACAGCTTGACCGAACTGGCTGAACGCCTGATCGAACACCTAGAGGTCGAGCATAAGCATAACAACAACGGCTTTCAGCTATGGGCAGACTACTCACGGATGATGATCGGCACCCTGAAATGGATACGCGATCTGGACATGCACGTTTATGTCACCTGCCTTGCTGCTGAAGAGCAAGACGCAAACGATGTCACCCAGTATTGGCCATTTGTAAAAGGCCAGAAGGTGGCGAAGCAAATCCCTGCGTTGTTCGACCACGTCTTGTGCGGTGTGCGCACGACGGAAAAGAACGACCAAGGTATGCCCAAGGTTTCACGTTACGTCGTGACTGATGAGGCAAGCGGATGGCACGGCAAGGTTCGTGATCCCCGCCAACGTCTGAAGCCATATGAAAAGGTGGATGACGTAACTGAACTCCTGTCTCGCATGTCTATGCCAGACGACGAGTGGGAGAAATATCAATCGGCTCAATCTGACAAAAAGATAGGAGATGAAAAATGAGTTGGAGTGGTTTTGGAGA